GCGACCTTTAGCGGGGGAACTGTCTTCCAACCGCCCTTGTATGGTGCCCATCCAACCTTAACAGGAATATACACATTATTTGCAACGATGGTATCATTAAAAGAATCAAACAACATGTGGTCAATCAATTGATCAACAACTGAGACCGACGATATAATTCGGTACCGGCCCGCAGCGATTTTCGCGGCGGTGTGTGCTTCTGCTTTCACAAAAACTCGAATGGGGTCCGCATCCCGTGCAACCAATCGTGCCTGAACTAAACTCCAAACATCAGCCATGCGATCAGGGTTAGGTTTTCCTTCCTTAACCCCAAAAAACTGACCGTTGTTCGGTGCGTGGGCAAAATATGGGTAACCCGGTGACGAGTTCCACTCTAATCGAGCAACACACCGCTGGAAATGCGCATACGAGAGGAAGTCCTCCGGTAACGCCCATTTAGCGGGTAACATCTTTTGTACACATACATTTACAACTTTATCGAACTCGGCTTTGGAACCGAGGTCGACGGAAAGACCCTTTCGCTTTTTACAATGCACAGCAAGCGACTTCATCTCGGCGTTGTGCCCAAATTTCGGCCATTCTAATCCCGCGCTATGCTCACGGAGCGCTGCGCGAGTACCTGCGTCCCATCGTGGATTCTCGACGGGCCGGGTGTTGGGGACATACTTCTTAATCCCAGTCCCGAGAAGTTGGTACTCACTGTCGAAGGCACATTGCTCTTCTTCAGTGAGCTCTTCCCTAAAAAAGGAACCGTAGTTGTAGCCACCAAAACCTGCTCATCGCCAATGATGGCGGACTCTGGCTTTACTATTTTGGCACACACTTTGTGATGCCGCTCTAAATTTCTTACCTTGCTATTGCAAAAAGTGCACTCGACTAAGGTAACGGGTGGTGGGATACTGACCAACAATGCGGACAGTTGTCGCTGGAGGTCGCTGACTTGCGTCATAAGGACGCGGAACTCGTGCGCGGGAACGGAAGTGGCGGGGTCGCATCGCAAGTCATGAATGACATTCTCTGCTCTCCTTAAACCACTGACTGGCTCGGGGGCGGGAGTTGGTGCTTCGTCACAGTGCGCCGGTGCTGGTTGCTCCGGTGCAGCTGGTACTTCAACCGCGGCAGGCTGTGCGGCGCTCTTTGACTGATCAAAAGCTGTCGCCCTAGCAACCAAGGCACCATGAACGATGTGATACATCGCTTCCTCATCGTGCCAAGGGCTGCTTTTGAACGGCATGTCCTGAACAGCCTTGCGCGCTGCCCTGCTCAATTCCCTGTCCCTAGCCTCTCTTTCCTGTTTCTCGCGTTTTTCCAAGTTCCTGAACTGCAGTTCTTTTTGCTCTCGCTCATACTGCTCGAACTCATCCTCATCAACGTCGTAAGCGTCGTCCAGTAACTTCTTGTAACCCTTATCATCCCAATAAGTCCTCTTATTGTCGAATTCGATAACCTTTTCAAACCCAGGCGGTGATTCGCATGTGATTGTCTTGGTCGTTTTCGACTCAGCCTCCACGATGGGGGCCCGATCTAAGGGAAGTACTTTTGAGATTTTCTTAATCTTTCCTAGCAATTCTATT